GGACGGAGGTTGGTTCAACAATGCTATCAATGCCCTCGCCTATTTCGGTGGCGACCTGGGTTACTCGTGGCAGTGCGGTCCTTCGTGCGTGTCTGTGTCCTCCGCGCCTTCGCACTCGTGGTGGGACTTCGGGGCGGCTCCTTCTTGTAAGCCACGTGCGCATTAAGAAGAGGTGAATGCTACCCTCTTGGGGTAGCAGAGGGGAAACCAAGTTTCCCCTTATTAAACTAAAATAAAAATCAAAGTAAAATATAAAGTAGAAACCCACGTTTAGTGGGATATATTCTGCGCCCTCGCCTATGTCGGTGGCAACCTGAGTAACTCGTGGCAGTGCGGTCCTTCTTGCGTGAATGTGAACAACGCGCCTTCGAACTCGAGGTGGAACATCGGGGCGGCACTACTTATCAATTATGGAATCAAGTGAATGCAGAATATATTCCGTACCCCTTGGTAAAAATTAACTCGATGCAAGCTACTGCTAGTAGTAGGAAATGGTCGAACGTGGTAGAGAGGATAAGAAGAGAATTGAAAACATACAAAAATCTCTTCGATGAGCTCATCAGTGATGAGAACATAATACTTGCAATTAAGAATGCAACAAAGAAAAAGAAAAAGAAACGGCCGAAAGCACGTGAAATGAGGGAGAATCCCGAAAAGTACGTGCAGGCAGTCAGAGATTACGTGGTTAACTTTAAACACTTTGAACATACACCTCATGAGATATACGACGGAATATCAAGGAAGAAACGCACTATAGTGATACCTAGCTTGATGGAATGCGTCTTACATCACGCGATAGTTAATGTACTTAAGCCAATGTTCACGTGTGGCATGTACGAGCACAGCTGCGGCTCAGTTCCCAAGCGTGGCGGAATGCACGCAAGAAAATACATAGCAAAATGGATAAAACGCGGTGGAAAGAATATTAAGTATTTTGCAAAGCTTGATATAAAGGGTTTTTACAAACACATCGACCAGGACATACTGATTGAAAAGCTTGAAAAGAAAATCCATGACCACCGATTCATGAGAATTATAGTTGAAGTAATCCGCTCGGTACCGGAAGGGCTGCCGCTTGGCTTTTATACTTCAGTGTGGCTCGGTAATTGGTACTTATCGGAGCTTGACCACACAATCAAAGAAGAATACGGCATAGTCTACTATGTACGGAATGTGGACGATATGGCGCTATTCGGTGCCAATAAAAAGAAGCTTCACAAGGCAGTTAAAGGCATAGCAGAAGAGCTTGAGAAATTAGGACTTGAGCTGAAGCATGACTGGCAAGTATCACGATTCATTTACTACGAAGACGAGCACTGCAAGAAAGGGCGTGCCCTTGACTATATAGGTTATAAATTCTATCGCAACAGAGTACAACTGCGAAAAAGTATACTTCTGAAAATGAGAAGGAAAGCTGTTAGAATATGGTATAAGGAAAGAATTACAGCCTACGACGCCAAGCAGATGATGTCAGCCCTCGGCTGGATCAAGAGTGCGGACATATACGGGTACTACGAAAGACATATCAAGTCTTTTGTTAATTTTGGAAAATTAAAGAAAATCGTATCTGAATACGATAGAAAGGCGGCACAGAATGACGGATTATGCATTAGTTAGAAGTACGGTAGAGCCGAAAGAGATTGATACTGAAAGCTCGCCAAACACAGTGTATTTGAGACGGAATATCAAGAAGATATCGGCAAGCGGTGCAGAAGGGGACATGAACTATTCACCTGAGCACTTCGAGTACGAGGAAAAGACCATGACCTCAAGTGAGTACATGCAGTACCTGATAGCCAAGGAGCAGACCGAAGCGGTCAACAACCACTCGGATCAAGAAGCTATCGACAACTATACCATGCAGTTAATGGAGGAGGGAGTACTATGAGAACATTAGTCGAAAGCCTTAAGAGACTCTATGAGTCTGGCAGAGTCACGAAGGATCAACTCAGCAAGAGAGTTGAAAAAGGAATTATCTCACAGCAGGAGTATGACTACATAGTTGGGGAACAAGCCAATGTATGAGACCATAGCAGAACTTTGTGACATAATCGACAGAATGTCGGAAATAATCAAACGTCAGCAGAGTCTACTTGCAATGCACATGGATGCTGACGAGCTTAACGAACTCATTAGAGAATCACAGGAGGCAGAACATGGAAAATGAAGACATTGTTAGAGAACTTGCGGAGCAGGGCGAGCGAATCAAGGTAGCAAATAAGAGAATAGCTGACTTGGAAGAACAGCAACAGCGCATTCAAGACCTGACACTATCGGTGCAGGAGCTTGCGATCAGCGTTAGGAACATGGTAGAAGTTCAGAAAGAGCATAGTGACAAGCTTGCTGAACTTGAGGCAAGACCGGCACAGAACTGGAACACTATGACAAGGACTGCTTTTACTACAATTATATCGGCAATTGCAGGAGCTTTGGCTCTTGCATTGGTCAACTCGGTAGCACATTTTATGTAAGGAGGAATCTAAATGAAGAACTGTGTATTTAAACCAAACGTTAATACCATTGAGTGGCTCAAGGCAGCAGGTGTCAGAGCTGTAAAGACTATGGCTCAGACGGCTCTCGGAACCATCGGAGCTTCTGCTGTAATCTCTGCGGTGGACTGGCGTGTAGTCCTGTCTGCATCGGTCTTGTCCGGTGTGGTCAGTATATTAACATCTATTACAGGAATCCCGGAGGTGAGCTCAGATGAAAATAATTGACGTATCGCATCACAATGGCAACATTGACTGGCAGACAGTCAAGGACAATGTAGACGGTGTAATCTTACACTGTGGCTATGGACAGGACCTGGAAAAGCAGGACGACCCACGATTCAAGGAGTGGGCTGATGAGTGTACGAGACTAGGCATTCCATTCGGTGTCTACTTATATTCCTACGCTAAGAGTGTGGATAGAATCGAAGGAGAGGCAAAGCATACATTAAGGCTTATCAAGGGCTATAATTTGTCATTCCCTGTATTCTTTGATTCGGAAGAGCCGGGAACCGAAAGTGTAGCTCAGGCATGTGCACTTAAGTATATGGAAATCATCAAGGCAGCAGGCTATGCAGTTGGTATCTATGCGAGCGAGTCTTGGTACAAGTCCTATATGTCAGGAATCAAAGACTGCCCGCTGTGGATCGCTAAGTATGGCATCAACGACGGACAGCCACACGTCAAGCCAAGCATCGACGGAATGTGGGGCTGGCAGTACACCAGCACCGGAACAGTACCGGGTATCAAGGCGGGCAGCCTCGATATCTCAGAATGCTACTCTAAAGTTACATCTGCTCCCCAAAATGTGGCACCAAGTCCAATACCGGTGACACCTGCTCCAATACCGGATGAGAGCTGGAAGGGTGACAAGTCAATCTATCTTGAGAATGACTATGTTGAGTCGTGGCAGCATGCTATGAATGTAGGCTTCGACCTAGAGGGGGCTGACCGACTGTCCTGCGACGGCAAATGGGGAAAGAAGTCACAGGCTTTCGCAAGCGGACACAATCTGTGGAGTGGACAGGCTCATACATGTCCTACGGCTATCAGGTGGCTTAGAACAATGCTTAGAGAAGTCTATGGCTTTAACAAGGTTGACGACATTGGAAAATGGACAGACTATCTTACTGAATGCGTTAAGGTATTCCAGAGGAATAGGGGCTTGACTGTTGATGGAATAGTAGGTAAGATTACAACATATTGGCTACTTAGCGGAGAGAAAAAATAAAAAAGGTACCCAAAAAGGTACCCAAAAATTCTAAACCTTTGTAAATTCAAGGATTATGGGATGTGTCGTGTGGGTTCAAGTCCCACTGCCGGCACTATTTGCAAAACCCCGTAAATCCAAGGAAACCCAGTGTTTTCAAGGCTTTGCGGGGGTTTTCTTTGCCCTAAAACTTCCAAAAAAATAAAGAAATTTGGGCATTTTTAAGAAAAAAGGTACCCAAAAAGGTACCCAAGATTTTAACTCAAAGTTTGTATGTATTGGCTGGCAAATTTCATCATATCTCTCTCCTTATCCGCCTGAGCATGACGGTATACCCTCTTCATGACATTGTCAGAACTCCAGCCACCGGCACGCATAATATAGCTGTCCGGTATGCCAAGTGAGTGAGCCATAGAAGCGTAGTAGTGACGCAGGTCGTGAAATCTAAAATGAGGTAAGTCTATACGCTTCTGTAAAGCCGACAAATTATCCCACAGGTTAGTTGGATATCCTGCATAGCCCTTGCCCTGAGCACGGAGCAGATCGGCCGTGTAATCGTCTACATATATCTTCCGTGTAGACTCATCCGTTTTAGCAAAATTCTTAAGCACAAGCTTGTTATCCTTATTCTTAACAAGTGACTTGTTAATATTGAGCATATTTCCTTCGAGGTCATCAGCGGTCACAGCACATACTTCAGATCGTCTCATGCCATATACACCTAGGCGCAGAGCCAGCTCATACGATGTACCCTTGGAAGCTTCGAGTATCTTCTTAATGTCGTCGTCAGTCGGCTCATACGGCACATAGCGCTCGCCGAGCGGTAAAGTGGTAGTGAGCTTAAGGTCAGGACGGTACATAGCCACGATAGGCGCTATAAAGCCGTGGTAATTCTTCACTGTCTTAGCTTTTCTTTTCAGGGCTATCCTGTTAATTTCCGCCTGGACATCAGCAGATGATAGAGTTTTCATAGGAATCCTTAAAAAAATATCACTCATTGAACGCACCATAGCATTATATGAACGCACAGTGGACGGAGAGAGGACATTTTCCTTGATGGCTATATATTGTAAGGCACAGTCCTTAAAAGTACCCTGTACAGCGTTGGACGGGTTGTTAGCATATAGCTCAGACACAGCCTCATCGACTTCTCGCTTGCTTGGGACATGGTCAAATGTGAGGTGATAGAGCTTCTTGTCAATTTTCTTTCTGACACGGTAGACATTTCCTCTTTTTTCAATGTTCATAATTGGTCCTCCTTTTGTTTTTATTCTCTGAAACGCATAAAATTTTGTGATATAATATTAATGAGTTAAGAATTGAGTTTAACTCGTTCTCAACTCGACTTTTCTGTTTTTAGCATGGACCCCATACAAAAAACGCACCGGCAGCCTCCTCTGTCAGTGCGTTTTTTGTATCTAATAACACCTCTTACAGGGAGTAAGCCCCATTTTCTTGGCATCATCTAAAGATATTTGTTTCGGATTTTCCATATTGCTACAATTTGAATTTCTGTGATATCTACTTCCACCATCTACATACCACACCATATCAGCCTTATTGTTATCAGATTGCACATTACTGTTGTCAGCCTGCGCATTACTGTTGTCAGCCTGTACATTACTGTTATCAGCCTGTACATTACTGTTGTCAGATTGTGCATTACCATTACCAACTTGGGCATTATCTGCACTCTCAGGAGCTGTTTGCAATGATGGCAGCGCATCATTACTCGGCTGGGCCTGTTGCTCAACATCTGATTTAGCTGTCTTTTGCCCGTATTTATCTTGCACACTTCCAATCCAATGCCATAGTCCGATGCAGATTACGATAATCACAATGAGCATTATTAGGTTCGTGTGGTCTTTCTTGACCTTGACCGGCTGAGGCGGTATGTATTGAGGTGGTGCTGTATACCTTGGCGGTGTAGCTTGTCTTACCGGCTCCGATAGTGGCTGACCGCATACAGGACAGAATGCTTCATGCTTAGAGTTTACAGTCCCACAGCAAGGACATATGTCAGAGATT